CTAGCCATACGCCCCTCTTGAGACATATCCAAGCCTTTAGCCTCGGCTGCTTTCCACGCAGCACTGCCCTCGCCATCATCCATTGAGAAACGCATATCGCCATCTAACTCAGGGTTGCCCTCATAGACCTTAACCTTAATGTCGTTAGCACCCATTGACGCAGCGATGCGATTAACCGCAGTCTTAACAGCCATCATGCGAGGTGTGTCTGTAGGCGCAACAGCTATTGCCTGGTTAGTCTCTTCGGCCTTATCAACCACATATTGATCACGGGCTTTTTTAGCTGCGCTATGGTAATCGACTTGCTCAGAATACTTGTTATCAAGATCATCCATCTGCTGTTTAAGAGCGATCATGTCGCCCTCATCCCTGCGACTAGCCCTTAAATCGTTGTTGGCAATGTTAGCTTCTTCGTTCTGGCGTATAGTGTCCTCACCAACGGATCGATCAAAGTCAGCCTTTTGGATCTCACGAATCGCATCCAAGTCAGTCTCTTGGTTAAGCTCGCCATTGGTTTCAATGTCAGCTTTGTTTTGTGCCTGCTTCAATTCCCACTTGGTTAATTTTTGATCAGCAAACTTTTGTAGCTGCTCTTGCTTTGCGTATAGGTCTGGATCGAAAGACTCTTCTAGCTCGTACCGCTTCTGAGCAATGTAATCCATTGTGGCCCTAGCACCATTGACCTCAACATCGAACAACTCTAAATACTCAGCCTCAATTGTCTTACCCAGTGAGTCATAGTCAACCTGGCGACCAGCTTCTATGTCAGCCATCGCAGTGTTTAAAGCCTTTAGATGGACTTCTAACTCACCTACAGTCTTTGCACCTGTCTCATCAGTAAAGTCTTGTAGCTCTAAAAGGTCTTGTATCTCTTTTCTTAAACGCCTAGTTTCATGGGTATCAGGCAATTCTTGCTTGCTAGTTATTCTATCAAAACCCCTTGCAATACTATGTCCTAGTCCATTTAATAAGCCATTACCGACCCCAGCAGCCGACATATTAAATAAAGCATCTTGCAAGTCATAGGGTGATTCAATCTCTTTTTTGTAGTCGTAAACTAACGGCTGAATAGCAGCCTCAGTAGCAAATCCAATACCAAAGCTACGCGCAACAATAATACTTAAACCTTGAACAAAGCTTGCCCCAGCTACTTTTCCAGCACCTATAGGAAGCGTCATTATGTTAATTGGATCTGCCATCGATGCAACAGCACCACCACCTAATGCGCCAAAGAATGCAGCGTAAGGGTCAGCATAAGAATACGTTTCTTCAAAATCATCACGGAGCATTTTTGCTTGAGCAGCAATGTCTGCATCAATCTCATCTCGGTTGCGAATGTTTGCGTCAGGAAACCTCTCTCTAAGGGCTTCAAGGTTTGGCTCAATAATTCCTTGCCAATCAGATGAAAGCGAGTCTTTTGACTTAGTAGAAGCTATAGAGTTAACTAATGCTAATTGCAATCCTCCTTGCAGCATTCCAACATTACCTTGAGTAGCTTGTCTCCATGACTCTTTTAGTATCTCAGTTGAGCTAGATTCAAATGCAGGCAAGAAACTTGGGCCAAACATTTCTGGGGCTAAATCGTGTACCTTGTGAACTTCTTTTAATAGCTCTTCGTCTAGGTTTCTTCCACGCGAGGTTGATAAATCTTCATATTTAAACGTGTCAAACTGTGCGCCAGCTACAGAAAGAAATCCAATATCACCTTGCTCTTGATAGCTTTCAAAATCAGTTGGCTCTTGAGCGTTATAAAGAAGCATATTATTTCTCGCTAAAATCTAAGATGAATATTGTTCCTGTTGCGTTTGCTACTGGGCGACCATCAAAATAAACTTGGTATTGACCAAACTCTGAACCTTGCCTTAACTCAGCCTCACCTGACTTTAATTTATCTAGCATTGACTCTGGAGTAACAGTTCTAGGCTGACCATTACGACCCATTAAATTAGCGTCTGCAAACCCACCCATCTCATTTATCTGCTCCATACTAAGATCATCGATAGTTGACTCAAATTGATCTAGTGTCATGTTGCGACTAGGCAGTAGTATCTTGTTGTCACCATAATCAGCAATGTTACCAACCGCTAGTTTTACAGCCTGCTGATACAATTCAACATCTAGTTCTGCATTATTGCCAGGTTGCAACCCAGCCCTTTCTGCTAATCCAATGTAAATGGTGTCAGCAACCAATTGCATTGATTTAGATGCTTTTGTATTACTAGATTGAAATAAACCTTGAGTGGCTTGGAAAAACAAAGAGCGTGGAGTATCGTTATTTGCGTTTAGATTCCCACTTAACTTGTAGTCAGGGTTTGCATTAAGAGTAAATGCCCCAGCTAGGTATGCGTTATAAGATGCCTCACCATCACTTTGGAGGGCTAAAGACCCAACGACTGCCATCTCTCCAGCGTCTTCTTTGTATAAAAGATTTAGCACTTGCTCGGCTTCTTCTTTGTCATAGGCGGTAAGAATGTCATCTAAGGCTGGTACGCCAATTCTCTTTAGGTCATTAAGTTGAGACAGGCTCATTGGTGGTGCTTGTTCACCGATCCATGCAGAGACTTTAATTTGATTGTCTTGGGCTGTGGCTAAAGATTCAGCAATATTATCCTTTGTGATTTTCTCCATTGGCTCACCGCCACCATACATCAGGAATGCTTGGTGTGGATCATTTTTTATAGCTGTCTCAATTTGACCATAAGCCTTTTGAGTAGACTGCTGAATAACAAAACCTCGGTAATCAGTATTAGGATCAAATGTCTGATTCATTGCATCAATTCGCTGTTCGCTAGTCATGCTCATTAATGACTGCACGTTGCCATAAATATCACGGGCAATCTCCATTTGCTCTATGTTATCTGGATCAGTTAACTGGCTAATTGTTTCGTTGATTTGATTAAGTTGATCCTCGGTCATAGGGCGACCACTCTCTAGCATTACCTTGCCTTTTTTGGCAGCTTTCATAGTCTTGGCTTCTAACTCTTTTGCCTCACGCGCAACCCTAGCAATCTCACGCTCTACAAGAATCTGATCATTACGCAAGTCAGCATTCATTCGATCTGCCATCTGCTGTCGCTCACCCTCATCAAATGTTGGGGGTAGTTCAATGCCATCTAAATACTCTTGACCACGGCCTAAATCACGCTCGGCTTGGAACTCACTCATAATTCGGTTGGTGTGATGCTCATGTTGAAAAGCATCAAAGTCAGTTGCCATTTTACCAGCACTGATCAAACCCACTTCTAAGGCTCTCTGCTGGGTTTCTGCAAACTCCAACATACCATCAGGGCTTTGCATTAAATCGATCTTAGACTGCTCATACGCGCCTGAGAGGTGTGCAATGGTTCTGCGACCAACCTCACCCCTTACTGCGCCAATGTTACGAGTTAATGTCTGATCTGCGAACTGAGTAAATGCGCCTTTGTTGGGGTTAAACTTAACGCGACTACTGTAGTCTTTGGCAATCTTGTCGTGAGCAGATTGGTATTGTTCCATCATCGTGCCATGCGTAGGCGCACCATTGGCATCTACCCTGTCCTGATCTTGAATGTCTTGCCAGGCTGCACTTGTGTCGCGTGAGAATCCATTGGCTAGTCGGCTGTATTCCTCATCAGTCTCGGCCTTAACGATCTTGGTCTGGTAATCATTAACCACCTTAGTTAACGCTGAGTTTGTTTGCATCTTGGCTGAAGCAGCAGAAGAGATTGCACCTAGACTAATCTGCTCCGCACCTGGTACACCTGTTTGATTAATGCCTGGTATTTTCACTGACCAATTCCCCACCAATTGTTATCGTTTCCAACCTTGCCAACACCACTAATTAATAAGCTCTCACCTTGGCTTCTCATTGCGTCTGCCTGTGCGCCTGCCCCTGCCCTTCTCGCTGATGCTGTACGCCTGCCCTGCTCTGCTGTAAAGGCCATTTCACGCTCTGCAACATTAGCCGCCTCTGCCATGACTGCTAGGGTTGACCCACTGGTAAGGTCAACACCCGACTTAGCGTATGCAACCACTCGTTGGCCTTGCTCTTGATCGAACTTGTAGCGTGAACGCCTAAGACGCTCTTGTGTCTCTAACTCGGATAGCTGGGCATTCTTCTCGCCAGCTTCACGCATCTCTGAGGCTGCGCTACTAGCATCGCTGTACTGTTTGACTGCCCCTGCAATTTGCAGAAATGTCATAAAACTCATAGTTAATCTCCAACACTCAATGTGCCAAATAGCGAAATGATATGACACGCCAGAGGTAAATCTTGCTCAATTTCAATGCGACCATTTAAGTCATAACCAAGGTTCTTTACTTCAATATCTTCTGAGGTGATTGGCTGTTCGTTGCCATAATTTGTGTCAGGTGAGCGCACAGATGGACGCTGACCATTAATGATGGGTATTGCTGATTTCTCTAAGCGAACAAAGATTGTGTTCCAGCGTTTAGGCTTCCCAAGCGTTGTACCAGCCCCTGCGTTTTGACCAGGGCGAGTCGGTGTCAGTTTAGAGACATACTTTAATCCGACTTTAATGTCAGTCGCTGTGTAGTTAAGGGTGATAGCACCGCTAGAAACGACCAGATCAGGGTGTACGGCCCCATCAGCAGTAATCTGTACAGTCTTGCCCTCTAGGTGAGCGAGGCCGCTTACAGAGGCTGTGGCACTGCCAGAGTAGGAGATCATTGAATCAAGGTATGTGTCTGGGGTGTATAGCTCTACATATTGCTTAGTGGCCCCACCAATTGTCCTTTCTACAACAAACCAGAACTGGTCAGGCCCATCCTCTGAGATAACTGCTAGGCTCTTGTACTCACCATCAGTGATGTGTCGATGCCATCCAATGACTTCTTGGGTTGGCTCATAGGTCAGCATAATTAACGCGCCATCAGTTCTTAGACCTAACAGAATGGAGTCAGGCACATGGCTGTAGCTTAAAGCTGTTAGGCCACCTTCAGTGATATGCTCGGCTAGGAAAGTTAGGTCATCTGATTGAAATGAGTCAGACTCCCATTTGTACGCCACGTTTCTTACTTGTGTACCGCTTCGTTGAATAAAGAATACATCTGAACCGACATACGCAGGATGACCAATCTTTGACCCGTATGATGTTTGTCTACGCACATCCACGTTAGTAGGAGTGATTGCAGATTCATTACCACCTGTCACCCGAAACTCACCGCCAGACGTACCTACGATTAACACCCGTTGAGCCGCCATCCATTTAATGTTGTTCACTCGGTCAGAGGCAATGGCATAGCTTAATCCGTCTGAAGCGTTAGCACCTAGATCAAAGTCTTCATAAATACCTGTCTTACTAGCCCATAATGTCTGGGGCTTGTGTGAAGTGCCTCCGTACCAAAGTCTTTGCTCATAGAATACAACCCCTGCTGGGAAGCCTCTGTAAGTCGAGAATGCGCCCTCTTGCCATAGGTTAGTCGGGTTCGTATCAGTGGGCATATACCCTAAATCTTTGACTGTCACGTTAGCCACTGTCGCTGATGCAACGCTATTGACTCGCACCCATACAACCTCACCTGTGGCATTGCCAGGATTAGTGTCTACCAGCCAATCAGTACCAACGTGAGAAGCGTCAAACAAAGAAGCACTGGCAGTGAGATTTTGAGTCGCAGCACTTGTTGAGGCAAACGTGAGAGTAAGTGACTCGTCTTGGTTAACAGGTAAAAATGGGCCTTTTTTAAATACTTCGTCAGCAAGTGTCCAAGTGGCATGGGCTAACCTCGTTAGTTTTCTGGGCTTATGACTAGGGTGAACGATCCACATTACGTCTGCGTTTTGTGCAAACTGTAGCTCGTTTACTTGAGAGTGAGTGTAAGTCGTGCTGATCTCATAGGCCGATCCACTAGCCTGGACCTGACCACCATTGGTGTAAAAACGAATGTAATTATTACCAAACTCTAAAACATAGGTCTGATCAACGCTAAACTCAAAAGGTATTAGCCTGGTTGTATGCGCTGAGTTCTTGACCTCGTTAATAAAGCGAGTACCACCACGCCTTTTAGCTCCACCATGAGGCAATGCCATAAAGTTTTCCATGACCTCGCAGCCTGTGGCGTATTTTGGTGAGTCAGTGCGCCCCATTAAACGTGGTGATAGCTCCCCTGATGCAAAGCTATTAATGATTGGGGATAGTCTCATGCTCTGGCAACCTCAAATACAACTGAGTTTATGTCCTCTGCGCCAACCTCTGCGCCATCGTAGATTGAGGCATCCCTCAAGGACGTTGTAGACATAGCCCACATATCGTTAGACAAGGCCCGATTCTGAGTCAGTGCGTAGGAAACCTCGGCAGAAATGCGACACGCTAAAGCAAAGACTAAAGCTGGATCGAACTGCCCAGGGTCTGTAATTCTTGCAACAAATTTAATGGTTGCGGTATCTGTGTTACATACTAGGGTTCTGCCCTCAATTCGGTATGTGCTGGTTTCTTTTAATTCCAATACCGACAGACAATGTGGATCGTTTGGCAAGCTGTATGCTTTATCAAACCCCCATACTGGATCGGTGGATAGTTGTGAAAGTGTGGCGCGTTGAATAGCGCACGACCAAGGGTGTGATCGTAGGACAGCATCACGCGCATCTGCGTAAACTGCGTTACATACATTGGCTTCGGTTGAGCCATCCTGCAAGGAGGTGATTGTATTAGCACCTAGCATGGCTAAAGCCCTATTACAGATTGAAACTTCACTAGCCATGACAACTCCTAGTTAAAAAAAAGGGGCGTATTTCAGCCCCTTGGTTGCTACATACTGAACTTAGGACTCAGTACAAAGAACTTCGACTACACATTCATCTTGTACGCGAGTTGCGCCAGCTACGAATGATAGATACACCTGGTGAGCGTAAGACTTGTCAGGGCGTAGATCGATCTTAGTCGTAACGTCCTTACCAATGCCCAAGCCCATCGCGCCTTTAGTAAATGCAAAGCACTTACGCTGGGTTGAAGCTAGGTTTAAACGCTCTGAGCGCAAGAACTTGAATCCCATGAAGGTATCAATGTCGCCTTGAACCAAAGCTTTGATAGAGTTGTAATCCGCAGATTTCACCTCAGTCGTGTTCAACAAGTTAGAAACCTGTTGTGAGCCTAGTACAAAGAAACGCTCTTCGTCTGGATCAACATCGTTGCCATCTAAAATCTCTTTAGCAGAGATCAACTTGGCAAGCGTTAAGCCAGCAGAACCATGAGCGATCTTTTGACCAGCAGGCAAGGCTACGTTAGACCCGTCACCATCGACAGCGTTACCAGTGGCAGCAGCAATGATTAAATCATCGAATGCGCGAGCCATTGAGTTTGCGCCAGACTTGGCATAATGGGACTCTGGACTAACCAACATACGAACTTTATCTTCGTCATCGATTAAATCAGCCCAGTGGTAGTCAGTCATCGTTGCAGTCCTGCGCGAGTGTGGAACTTCCAACACTGGCGTATTAGTGTGACGGCTTGACTTGACGATAGCGGCAGACACCCCCAAGCGTTCAAAGTGAAACTTCTCGCCCGTTACTGACTGCTCGTTTACTGATGCGCGTAGGCGTGAACCTTTTTGTTGCGCTAAATGTATAAGGTTGTCCTGGAACTGTTGGACAAACGCTTTTGCGATTGTATTAGCCATTATATTCATCTCCGAAATTGGCAAATTGAAATTGGCGTTTTGAGCTACCCTTTCGGACTCTTAACTGGCAATGACGCTTGCTTTGACGAGATGAGAAACGGCCCATCCAACCCATCAGGACTAAAATTAGCTACCCTGTTGAGTTAGATGTTCGTTTAAATTTGCTCGGTTATTAGGAATTAAACCTCTTCTGGATAGGCTTGTGTGTATAGCCTTTCCATTTTCTCCACTTCAGCCCCATGTTGTGGGTGATTAGTGATATTGTACGGGTGTTCTTGGTTACGCCTAACCTCACTGATGCGATCCATTGCCTCAGTAGGAGACAAGGTAAATCGTGATCCAGACTCAATGCCAGCAGACTGCTCTTCTGAAAGGGTTGCACCAATACCAGCCATCAATCGGATCATGCCAGGGTTGTTTGCTAGGCCACTGTCTAACAAGAACTGTTGTGTCTCAGCATCGGCATAGGCCATTACAGCATTCTTAGCCGCAGCTAACTTGGCATCGTAGGCATGGCCCCACTCTTTTTTAAGCAAGTCGTTAGCCTTTTGCATTTCGGCATCACTGGCTTCTTGGTCTTGAGTCGACTGACTTTGGGTGTTCTCTTGCCACGCTTTAACTTGTGCAGTGGATAGGCCATTATCGTGCGCCCATTGTAAGAACTCAGGGTCAGCACCTTCGATCTGATAGCCATCTTTTGTATCAGGACGACCAAGACGCGCATACATCGCATCACGGGCCTCAGATTCATCGCTAGGAAGGTTTAATAGGGTAGGAACTTTGTCGGTAAGCTTTGCGTTAAACGCTGCCCAATCGTCTGTGCTTGCCTCTTCGCTAGGTATGCGAATACTGCCTCCAGCGTACTGCTGGGCATCAAGGTAAGACTTGGCTAGGGTGTTTAAGTCAGGAATCTGTGACAAAGACTCATTGCCTCGGTATTCTTCTGACAATCCTGAGTGCCAGGACTCTGTTGCTGCTGCTTCTTCACTCATTGTCTTTCTCCACTACGTTTTTAATTTCTAAATATATGCTTCGCTGCCCTTCTTTAAAGGCAGTTTCACAGCAGTCTTTGCTGAACGAAATACGATCACCATAGGCCACTTTCATATTGGCAAGTATTCTCTCGCCTGTTTTGCTGTTAAATAATTCTCGTATATCTTTACTGAACTGATCCATTTACTGTCTGCTCCAAATCGGCTACTTGCTGCGCTCCTGCAATCTCTTGCTGGCCTTGATCCATCTCAGCTTGCGCCTGTTGCTGCTGCTGTCGAGACTGTCTAAGCTCACCAACTTGTTCAGCGCCTCGCAACATATCAGCAGGCGCACCCAATCTGTCGGAGATCGTGCGGCCTGCCTTGTCTACATCAACAATGTCTAGCACCTCTGGGTTAACTTGAGCCAGTTGCATAATCCCATCTACTGCGCGTTGAATGCTTGTGACTTCATCCATCTTCTGAGATCGTGCTAGTGGGCCTACATACTCAATGTCCAGATCACCTCCTATTTGCTGCAATACTTCGGGCATTGGTGGCAGCGCATTACCACGCAACATGGAATAAAAAGCACGTTCAACAATTGGGTTTAAGAACTCAGATTGAAGTCGACCAAGGGTTGGCCCTAACAGCCGTTGCATTAACTCATAGCGCACTTGAACCTCAGTCGCTGTCATCTGCGGCCCTTCATTCAACTCAAGCTGGTCACTAAAGAAGATTCGCCTGACTGACCCACGAACATCAGCCAACATAAGCTGGTCAGCGTTCCAATTAGTCTGGTTAACAATCGGCTCTAAGTTTTGCATATCGCGTACATAGGTCACTGTCGATGGGCGTAAATCAATCTTGCCAAGGATGCCGTTTTGCATTGCCTTTAGTGGGGGATCAATCGACTTCTCCCACGCCCTCATGGCCAGCTTTCTTGCAGCGTTTAGGGTCTTTATGTCAGCCCTAGCAATACAGCCTGGCCCGAATCCATACATATCACCAGTGGTCTTAGCCCAGCGTGGAACCATAAACGGAAGCTCATAATATCCAGATTCTTTGCATATCTTTTTATCGATTACACTAATGAAATAGCAGGCAAACGGACGCATATTAGGTGGTGCAACCATTGCTGGCTCACCCTTTAGCTCACGGGGAAAGACAGCTTGCACATACTCAAACACCTGATCAGGGTCTTTGTCCAAAGCTTTCATGGCCTTGTCGCCACAGTCTTTACCAAACTTCTGATACGCTTGCCTAGCCGTTAGCTTTAGCTTGCGGAACACTGTATCGACCTTGCCCTCTTCGCTCTCAGAAATAACCACTTCTGCTAGGTGACACGCTTTAAAGTTGAACCCATCAAAGACAGAGTCTTTAGTCTTAACGTCAAACTGTAACGCTGATGT